ACCTCTATCTCAATTAAATTCAAATCTTTATAAAGCTAGAAATAGAGCAGAACGATACATTGATTTTGATGAGATGGAATATACTCCTGAAATTGCGTCATCATTAGACATTTATGCTGACGAAATGACAACACACTCAACACTTCAGCCAATGCTTACAATCAAGTGTTCTAATGAAGAGATTTCTTATTTACTACAAAATTTGTATCACAAAGTTTTAAATATTGATTACAATCTTTTCGGTTGGTCTCGGACAATGTGCAAGTATGGAGATTTGTTTCTTTATCTTGATATTGATGAGCATGCTGGAATACAAAACTGTATCGGACTGCCATCTCAAGAAGTCGAGCGACTCGAAGGCGAAGATGAGGCAAACCCAAATTATGTTCAGTTTCAGTGGAACTCTGCTGGTCTGACCTTTGAAAACTGGCAGGTTGCTCACTTCCGTATTCTTGGAAACGATAAGCATGCACCATACGGAACCTCTGTGCTTGAACCAGCCCGTCGCATTTGGCGACAACTTACAATGCTAGAAGACGCAATGATGGCCTATCGCATTGTTCGAGCACCAGAAAGAAGGCTTTTTAAAATTGATGTTGGTAACATCGCCCCTGAAGATGTTGAGCAATACATGCAGAAGGTCATGACTCAGATGAAGCGTCATCAAGTTGTTGATCCAACAACCGGTCGTGTTGATCTTCGCTATAACCCACTTTCTATTGAAGAAGACTATTTTATTCCTGTTCGTGGTGGATCTGCATCTGACATCTCAAACTTGCCCGGATCTTCATATAATGGCGGTATTGATGATGTTAAGTACCTCAGAGATAAATTATTCTCTGCTCTTAAGATTCCACAATCGTACCTATCAATGGGCGAAGGAGCGACTGAGGACAAGACAACTCTTGCTCAGAAAGACATCCGTTTCGCCAGAACCATTCAAAGGCTTCAAAGAGTCGTTGTTGCGGAGTTAGAAAAAATTGGAATCATTCATTTATTTACACTCGGTTTTCGTGGAGACGATCTGCTCTCCTTCAAATTGGCCCTTAATAATCCTTCAAAAATCGCAGAACTTCAAGAACTTGAGCACTGGGATAAAAAGTTCCAAGTTGCCGCTAACGCAACAGAAGGATTCTTTTCTAAGCGTTGGATTGCTGAGCACATGTTTGGCTTGTCTGCTGATGAGTTTATTCGCTGTCAAAGAGAAATGTTTCATGATCGCAAGTTTAGTGCCGCTCTTGAAGCTGCTGCTCAACCAGATGAAGCAGCAGGTGGCGATGCCGGAGGCGGAGGCCTTGGCGATCTGGGCGCTGATCTCGGTGGTGATGATCTCGGTGGCGACCTCGGTGGTGGTGACGATCTTGGCGACCTTGGCGGAGGTGGAGAAGAACCAGAAGCCGAACCTGCCGGAGACGAGGGAGAAAATACACTTCTGGCCGAGCCACCGGCTAAACGAGACGACGATGCAAAGCCACGAGGTAAATACGAAATGAAAAGAAAACCTCGAAGACCAAGAACAAAACAAAAAATTATGAACCAAGTAACATCAGGAGAGATCAGAGGCTCGACAGCCAGAACGACCTTTCCGGGAGCCATTGGTTCCGGAGCTTTATCTAATCTATATCAAGAAGATAAGGGTAACGAGAACTTAGAAGAAGAGAAACTATTTAGTTTAAGCAACGATGTAAAGCAGTTGCTCGAAAGTCTAACAAAAAAGGAAGATAAGCATGAAGCACAATAAGAAAAGAAATACCGCTTTTCTTTACGAATGCTTAGTAAAAGAATTAACAAAAGCAATCATTCGTAATGATAATGATCTCAAAATAAAGATTACTGAGGTTATAAAAGAAAGTTTTAATAAAGGAACAGTTCTTAAAAAAGATCTTGATATTTATAACTCACTTCTCGAAGGCACTGGCCAGAGTGAATACGCACACGCCCTTCGAGTTATTTACGAGATTAAAAAAGATTATGACAGTCTTGATCGAAAGGCAGTGTTCAATGCTCAAACCAAGCTTATCAAAAAAATGAACGAGTCATTTGATTCTGGAATCTGGAATAATTTCGTTTCAAATTACAAGAACATGGCGACAGCGGACATGTTTTTTAAGCAAGAGAAACTCCCAGCAAAGAAAAGACTGCTTATTGAACATAGAGTTGTTGAGTTCAGAAGAGAGACTCTTGTCGAGTCTAAGATGAAGCACATCGATAACCTTACGTACAAAACTTTTGTTAACAAGTTTAACGAAACCTACGCAGAGTCATTGCGCAAAGAACAGAGAGAGCTTCTAACGAACTTTATTATTTCATTCTCGGACAATGGCGTCGGTCTCAAGTCATTTATCAACGAAGAGATTCATCGTCTCCGAACATCCCTCCAAACCTTGAACGAAGGCAGCTATGCTCAAAACGCCTCAAAAGTTGTCAATAAACTCAATAGTTTTAAGGAAAGACGCTTAGACGAACAAATGCTTAGGGACCTGTTTTACATTCAAGATTTAGTGCATGAGGTGACAAAAAATGAGCATTAATGTTAAAATTGGAAGTGATTCGTCACCTGAACCTCGTGATACATCAATTGGCGTTAACATTAGCTCATCTCCAAAAATCGGAGTCACGATTAACAACCCGAGACTTCACGAGATCAAATTTAAATTAAACATACGAGAGGCACACAACGGTGACCTTATGATCTTTGATCATCCTGACATTGACATCGTAGTTATGGTAGAGAAAAGAAAGGTTGTCACTTTTGCAAAAGATCTTGCAACAGATGTTGTATATGGTACGTCATCACGTCTTATGGAAAGACTAAGACAAAAAGGCGTTATCGCTTATGAGACCATTCAAGGTGGAAATGTCTATGGTTCACTCGAAGGCCAGCTTCTTGAGATGAAGAACCCCGACCTGAAAGAAAACTTTTTTCCACTTATCCTTAATCAAATTTCAGAATGGGTTGAGAGTGAAAGACCGTATTTTGAAACCGTTGATGAATACGAACAAATGTATGATGACTCTTTGACTCACCCAGATTCCGAAGACTCCACGCCGCTTGGAAAAGTTCCACAAGAAGTTGAAAAAGGATCAATACGTCCTTATGTTTTTGGTGCATATCCATACGGGGGATATTATTACTAATGCAACTTATAATGGAAAACTGGCGTCTTTTTGTTGAACAACAAGAAGCTATAACAATTGATGAATCTTTACTATTGCCTGAATTTTTAAAAGGCCAACTTGATGAAGAATTACTAAGTGAAGTTGAAACAGATCCTGATGCTCTCTCGTTATCTGAAATCCAAAAAATGCCTGCGGCACAAATAATAGCTGTTTATGATAAACTCGTCCCCAAGCAAACAGATGCTGCTGACCAAGCTAGAGCCGGAAGACAAAAACAAAGAAAACAAAAACGAGCAGATATGTCAGCACAAATAGATAAACATTATTATTCTGGTGTATTCAATAAAGTTTTTAACGCTGCAAAATTAACTATTAACGATGTTTTAGGCACTGACCTAGAGGCCTTTGACGAGAAGTCCGCAGAGGAAAAAGAAAACCTTTTGAGAAGAAAGGTAAAAGACAACATCATGGAAGAGTTCTCGCCACTAGAAAGAGAAATTATACGATCCATTTTTCTTTTTACAGGCGCTAATGTTCCCTCTGTTAGAGAACCAGATAATTTTGATGAAGAGCAATCAAGAGTAGTAGAATTTACAAACAAAAGCATAACTGCTATGTTTAAACCAACTAAAGAAACATATCGCAAGGCAAAAGTTATTTTAGGAAAACTGCAACAAAAAGAAGTTGAAAAGTCTCCTGATTTATTTAGAGGCCTAAAAATGCCTTTGCAAACAAGTAAGCATGTGCCGATCTCTGCGTACTCAGTTGGTAGGAACATTTACATCGGAAACTTTATGTCTTTTACAACTGATGCAAATGTCGCCCTAGGATTTGCTGCTTTAAATAGTGCTGATGAACAGTATGTTTCAACTATTTTTGCAGTCCCGGCTGGTGATATGAAACGAGGGATGTTTGTTTCTGAATTTAGTCAATACGAACACGA